TCCACTGCTGCTGTTGTTAATGGTAACACCGTTAGTGCCAATAATGTCTTTGGCCAATACACCGTCACCTGTGCTGTTAACCACAAACGTTCTTGCACTGGTTGTTGTACTAAATGTATTTGGCGGAGGCGTAGTTAGATATGAATAATTGCTAGGAAAGTCATCTAAATCAGTTGATGCAATCCTATCACCTTGCCCAAACACTGCATATAGATCTCTAAAGTTATCATTAACCTTTCTAAACGCTTCGCGAATACTATCGCCGGTACCGTCATTACCTTGTACGCCAATATCTACATTTTGTCTTGCCATTTTTATACCCCGAAACTTGATCCACAACCACAAGTAGTGGTTGCATTTGGATTTGTAATTGTGAAACTTGCACCCATTAGTTCATCTTTGTAGTCGATTTCAGCACCTTGTAGGTACTGCATGCTCATTGCATCTACTAGAACTTTATAGTTACCTACAGGAAACTCAAAGTCGTCCTCTGCTTGTTCTTCTTCTAAAGTGAACCCGTAACTGAAACCTGAGCATCCGCCACCTTGTACAAATGTGCGTAATGAGATGTTAGGATTGTTTTCTTCTGCTAGAATATCTAGTATTTTTGTTTTTGCTGAGTCGGAAATTGTTATCATATCAATATTTACCTTTTAGTTTTATAACCCTAATGTAAATACATGATGTTCATCACAACAGAATTAGAAACTACTCAACACACTAGGACCAGTAAGCTAGGAGTAGAGCACCAATATAACCGCACTCGCACCATGGCAGTATTTCGTTGTGATAACTGTGGGGAAGGATTTCGTAGACTGAAAGAAAAAGTCAGCCCCAAACGACTAAACAACAACTACTTTCACTGTTGTGAACACTGTGATGCCAAACGTTTCGCCCAAAAGAAAGGCGTCGAGCGACGCCTAATATGGGATATGCCGGTATCAAGTACTGCTGATATTAGCCGACTCTAGCGGATACAATATCCCAATCAATTATCTTCCATTGATTCTCTAGGTATTTCTTTTTATCATGTTGGTAGTCTAAGGCCCATGCATGTTCCCACCAGTCAACTAATAATACTATATCACTGCGAGTTTGATGATTCACAATGGTTTTGATCTCACCGTTACGTGCTAGGTAGACCCATCCTGAGCCTTGTATGCCCATTGCGGTTTTGGCAAACTTTTCTTTAAAGTTATCAAATGTCTTATGGTGCTTGTTGATAAATTCTAAAGCTGCACCTGTAGGAGGATTTGACCCTAAGTATTTCTTATATTGTGGAAACAGAATGTTGTGCAAATATGCGCCTGCTTCGTTAAAATCAGCATCACCTTCGCCTGCATTGTAACGATCAACATAGGTTTTAGCCAATTTACCGTAATGATAGTTGATGGTTTCCACGCTGATGCTAGGATCTAAATCCTCTCTGTGATAGGGAAGTTTAAATAATTCTAGTGTTTTTGGAGTATTTGACTCTTCTAAAATACTCCACTTGATAAAATTATAGCTCATAGTTATATTTAGTTATAAATAAACACCTAAGGAGGAACATAGAATGTTCAGTAAAATTAAAGATTTCTTATTTGGCAGCTCACCAGTACAATCACCGGTAGCGGCACCATACAAAGTAGACGCAGTCCCAGCCGGTACAGAAGCATCAATTATTGCCAGCCCGCCAACAGCTCCGGCAGTTGAAGCAGTGGTAGTTGCTCCAGAAGCTGTTGTTCCAGCAGCCGTAGTTGAGCAAGCAATAGCGGCTGTTAAATCAAAAGCACCTGCTGTTAAAAAGCCACGTGCTCCTAAAGCAAAGTAAGAGCCTTAGCCTGTTCGTAGAAAAGCCCCAGTGGGGCTTTTTCTCGTTTAAATATCACTTTCGTTGATTCGATAAACTACTGATAGTGCAGTTAGTAGTTTCTTATGATTATCCTGTGCTTGTCGATAACCGTCTTCGAACCCCTCTTTATAGAGATGGTGGTTAGTTAGTTTTTCCGCAGGCTCGTCTAAATTTTGTAGCAATCTACGCAACCTACCTGCACCAGGCGGCGGAATAGGAATCCAGCTTTCGTCCTTCATTTAGAGACTCCTTTGGCAATCTTTTCAATCAAAGATTTTGTAGTATCTGTGACTTCAACTTCTTGATCAGCCTTGTATGGGGTTTTCATAATTCGAATACTATGTTGGACAATTTCTTCATCTTCGTATTCAACAGTTTCTTCAAATTGTGTAACTTCGTAGATGTTTCCAGTCTTGCTTTCGTGCATTTCTTTTTTAATCAATTTTCTTGTCATTTGGACATTTCCTTTTATAAAATGTGCTAACACGCCATTAGCAATCTCTTGATAGGATTGCCTACCATTGATATCATCGCTGGACCGCCTGTCTGTTCGCTTCCAACATTGCGTTGGGGGCCGGGCGGCTTCTACCTGTTAGCCTGGTAATGTGTTTATTATACAGGAATTTGTAAATATTGCAAGAAGCAATTTACTCATACTATTTCCTTTTAATTTTCAATATAGTAATATATTTCAGGAAACTTTGTCCTACGATAACCAATAGTCCCTGGATCAACCTTAAAATAAGTAGCCGCTTCTACTACACCAGCAAACCATTTTCCTTCACATATCATCGGACGCTTTCTTTTTGAAGCCGCAACTTTAACATTTTCCCTCCATTGAGATTTGCGAATATCCTTTGTAGACTCTCGTTGTTTTTTTCTTTCTTCTTTTTTCCATTCTACAACTAAAATATCTCTACGAGTCTTAAATTCTTTAAGAGAAGAAACTAATTCTTTGTAAATAGAAGAATTAATAGACTTAACTGCGTTCTTAAACTTTATAGACTTTTCAGTTTCTTCCATTAGAAGAGATATCAAAGAACCAGCAGGTGTAGTTCTAAACTTTTTATAGATATTATTGTTTTCAATTGCAGATTGTAAATCGTTATTAGTTAGTATTGTTTTATTTTGGCAGAGTTTAATAATTTCTTGAACTACAAGACAAAAGTTTTTTTGCCAAATTAATTTAACTACTTCCGTCTGATCTTTGATTTCTTTCGAAATACTGTCAGGAAAGTTTTTCAATTTTTTAGTAGAGAATTTTGTTACTTCAAACTGTGAATCGATTTCTTGTTTAATTTCGTTAATTTGATGAACAGGCCACATTCCTGTAGAGTTCAGTTTTCCTGATTCTCTTGTAGCAGGAAAAGCGATAGTTGATGCTTTACATACCCATTCATTTACAACTGTTATAATGTAATCCGTCTTTGCTTCTTCATACTGAATTGCGTAGTCAATAGCAAGAGAATAATTCTCATCAGAAATTAATGGATGTTCTCCTGTGATAATTTGAGAAAATCTTTCATAATGATCTTTATAGTTTAATGAACTTTTTGCGGTGGATCGAGTAAGTCCGATATATCCTGTAAAGAAATCTTTGTTGTTAGTTACTAACTCTTGATAGATTAAACCTTTTTGGTAATTGTGTAACCACGCCATCCTTTCTTTGAACATAGCATGGTAGTCGGTAAAAATGTCATTAACTGTTTGCCCAAACTTATGATAACGACCTTCCTTAATGTAGGTGGTAAAACTGTTAGCAAAGAAGTCAGCCCCTACTTCATCATAGTAGGAAAGGACATCTGTTCCTGCTTGGCGAGACAGTTTTTTTCCTTTGGGAATGTTTCGAATTTGTTTGAAAATTACTTGTTCTGTAATTTCATCAAGACCAACTTCTAATGCTTCCCCAACTGCTTTCACACGGGCAAACATATTGTTAAAGTGATTTTCTTCATCTTTAAGGAAAAACTGAACAACATAGTTAATAGACTTACTACCGTCGCCAATACGGCTACCGCGATTTACATCTTGATAGATACGAATCTCGCTGTGAGTAGGGCTGATAAACATGTTGCTGTCGATCCAACCATTCTCCGGATCCCACCCTTCACCTAAAAGTCGATCGTGGATTACGAAACTATCTGTAAATGTATCTGGTATAGCACTTACTTCTTTTAACAATTTTACAGTAGAGTTGTTATGTGTGTCTGCGACCATTATCTTTGCTTTGAGCAATCGACGATACACATGGTTGTTAGAATGAGCAAGTTCTTTAAGAAGTTTCGGACGGATAGCCTCCATAAACTCTTTGAATTTTACACAATCTTCGATACCGTTCACTGTAAGTTTGGTATGATTGCGTTCGCTGTATTCTACACGGAATCGGAATAGACTATCTACAGCCATAAACCAACTCATAGGCACAACAATATCAGTATCTTTGAGTTTGATTAAAGGTTGTCCGCCGTTCTCAAGTCGTTCGACCCAATCTGTTGGAAAACTATTGTCATCGTAGACATAGTTTAACAAAACAGTCTTGCGTTTGTAACCAAGTTTAACAGCAGTCTGTTCGTCTAAGTCTTTAATTTGAATGTCGCAGAACGCAGGATCATCCATGCTGTATGTAGCACCGTTACCACGGGCCTTACGCTTATTGGCACTACTCATCAAACGAATTTGAATAGGACAGTCTGAGTCATTAAGAGAAGCAGTCCATGTTGAGTAGTCTGGTTGTATCATATGATGAACTTCATCAATATGAGCAAAGTAAAAACTCTTCTTTTGTCCTTTCATTACTTTAGCTAATCGGTCATAACTATGAACAGTTGTATGAACCCAAACTGTTTGATTTTGAGTTTCACGCAAGAACTTAACAAACTCGATCTTATTAACAAACACCTTTGCCATCGAACGGATACTCTGTAGTTCTTCTGTATCCTTTGCGGCCTTAGTAACATCTCCTGCGTAGATAGCATGAATTACATTATCAATGTTACCTAATCCAATATCGTGATGAATATGTTTAACAAGATTGCCCTTCAAAACAGTTAGTGTTGGATTGATAACTGTGTTGATAGGGTATGCTTTCTTGTAGTTCCAACGAGGCTCAAAAATCATATCGTAGGCTAAGCGAGGGAAACTACCCTTACCGGAAGCGGCAGGCCAGTGTTGGAAGATACGAGTAAGAATTTTAGAAGTTGCTACTTTAGCAAACTTCTTGTCAAAGTCGGTTTGGAGTTCGCTCAACGCATCACGGAAGAACTGGTCTCGCGGAGTCATTGGTTTGTAAGTTTTTTTTACTTGGCATTTAATATATGCCTTAACTGTGTCATAGACTTCTTTAGTGATCCATTCTTCTTGGAACATGAAGCCGGCTTCGTCGACCCATTCTGTTACAGCATCAGAAGTTCGACGAGCATTAGTTGTAAAGATAAGTTGATCAATGCCAGTCTTGTTGATAACCTGTTGCTTGTTAGCAACCAGTTTTAAGTTGATTGATTCTTTTTCGTCAAACCATTTGGATTCGTAGGCAACGGCACGATTTTGGTAAATGTTAATAACATCGCCGCCTAAACTACGCTTGCCTTTAAGCAGGTTTGTAAAACGATATTTCTGTGCTATGTGTGCTGGCACTACATCTTCGCCAAGCCAATATGTGTCGCCTGGCAAAGTAGCCTTAAGATATAAGGCAACATATTCTTCAAACAGCAGGCGCCCGCCGTTTTGCTCTAATGATTCCCAAAAGTCTAAATGATTTTGGTTCTTGTCCAAAAGTGTATTTAGATCCATTTCCGTCTTTCTGTGTGTTTGTATATATATATTATAGCAAGATTTTGCCAAATAGTCAACCGTTTTACAACTCAATCTAACCAAAAGTATAAATAAAAAGTGCCAGTCGCGATACGCCAATATCCACTGACTCTAATGCTATGAAGGAGCATCAGCAATGTATTTACAAAACAAATATACCAAATGGTATAATTCTATCATTTTTTCTGCCCAACATCGAACGCTTATTGGGTATTCAGAAAAACATCATATTATTCCCAAAAGTCTCGGCGGTACAAATAATCTAAAAAATATCGTTTCTCTTACAGCAAGGGAGCATTTTATTTGTCATTGGTTATTAACTAAAATGACAACAGGACAAGATAAAATGAAAATGTGCATGGCACTAGTTGTTATGCGAGCCGGACACAAACAACATCATAGATATAATAATAAATTAACTTCCCGTGTGTATGATTATATTAAATCTCAGGCATCGGAAGGATTTAGAAAAACTGGAAAAGAGTTATTTAAAGAAGGTCGTCACAATTGGAATAATAGAGATCAATTTGGAGTAAACCATCCTCAATTTGATCATACTGTTTACAATTGGTTCAACAAAAGAACATTAGAAATAACGAAGCTAACTAGATACGATTTTATTAAAAAATATAATCTTGGTGCTGGTGCAGTTAGCTCTGTAATCAATGGTCGATATAAATCAACTAAGGGTTGGGTACTACAGCAAACCTAATTCTTTAGCTTGTTTAGCAAGGGCAAATGATGCTAAGTTTTTACCTTTACTTTCTGCCATAATATCGTGCGTATTTAAAAAGCCCAGCGCCCATTCATTTGTTGCAGTATTCCAATAGAAATCACTATGGGCTCGAAGCTTTTGTTTTTTGTAGCCTTCTGATAATAGACCTGCATGGTCTGGCGCAGTACTAGTATTGTGATGAATTAGATAGTCTTCACGACTAACACTATAGTGCATGGTAGGACGAACACCACGCCACGAATCAATTACACGTTTAACTCTATCGTCGGAGGGCTGTATGTAGTCTCCTGTACGGATCCAGTGATGGTGTATATCAAGTACGAGGGCGCAGTGCTTTTCGAGTTCAAGACTGCTGTCGACTCCCCAACAGTTTTCGTCATTTTCAATGGTAATGCAGTTTCTTGCTTCTGGAGACAATCGTGTAAGTGCAGAGATAATACCAGCGGGACCTTGTTTACCCGAGATGTGTACGTTGATTTTAAAGTCTTGAAAAGTCTTGCCGTATCCCATCCACCTAACCATATCCACATGATATTCAAATTCCTCTATTGAACGCTCTACAATACCTGGGTTGCAACTTGCCAGCACAGTAAACTGACCAGGATGCATAGACAAGCGAACGTTATTCTTGCGAGCCAGATCTCCCAC